GCTACAACAGATGATTATGAAAACTTCGATTCGTCTCAACGAGGTGAAAGTGTTCGACTCACCACTAGACTTTATTCCAAAGTATCTATACCTGTTTACTTCAAAAATCTATATGTCTGGTGGAAGACTCACACAGTATCAGACATTATTGGACCAAAAAGAACAGGTAGAGATACTGGAGAAGCAGGTACCTATGATGAAAATTGCATTTACAACATGTCCATTGTATCGCTCAAATATGGATATGATCAACTTCGTAAATGTATTATTCTCATTGGTGGTGATGATTCTGCCATCACTTCTAAATTACGACATAGACCAGAGTGGGATACTCTAAAAAAACTTTTCACTATCACCTCTAAAACGGAACATACAGTACGACCACAGTTCTGTAGTTGGTGTGTCACTTCAAAAGGTATTTTTAAAGATCCTATTATCTTAATGTTGAAAATGATGGTTCATTTAGAACGAGAAACCACTCATCTAGTCGAAACCTCTTATGCATTTGAAACTCATTATGCTTATCATATGGGTGAGAATGTTTTAGAATATATGACTGATGAACAACAAATGGCTCAGTCTTGGCTAATTGAACTATTTCACAAAACACTATCTTCAACGCTAAGAATTAGACTTTTCTCTGGTCTTTCTCTATCTAGTCAGTATCACAAAGACTTCAGTCACGTTCTGTCACTCATTCAATTATCTCCTTTGTCTACTCGAAAAGAAAAACAAAATTTCATCAAAAATTGGAATGAAGCTGAAAAGTTGTATATGTATCATAACAAGGGTTATTTTGGCTTAAATTTTGTCCAGTTTACTATCAATTATCATCCTGACATCTATCAAGCCTACATTGACTCTAATCTTGACATCATATCAACTTATCAACCTATTTCCGAACAAAAAAATGTCGTCTTCTTCTCAATTTCTTCCTTCAGAAGTATCCTCAGCTTCTTTAGAACACAGTAGTGATCAAGTCACTGCTATTCCTTCAACTATTCCTATTTCTTTGCTCGGTTCAGTCAATCCACTTCCCAAACGTCGTATGGTCTTCTCAGCAACTCATGGAATGCGTACTCCTGAGAAACTGGGTAACTTTCAGTACATCACCTACAATCCGTTTGAGGAATTACATTTTCTCAATATTGCTGAATTCTGGCCTGTCATTCTTATTTCGAATTTAGTCATTACCATCATGTCTAGACCTGCTTCTGCAAAGTATATGGTCAACTTAGTTTGGGCATGGGTACCACATGGAGAGACAACTCCAACTTCAAAAACAGATGCTCTCAAATTTCCCACTGCAAATTTTGACATGCGATTTGCTCCTATTTCTGGCTCTCCTCATCCAAACATGAGAATTGAGTGTCCAATAGGCTCATACAATCTGCAAAAGTCTGTCAAACCTAAACCTGCTTTTGGTGGATATCCAACTCTTTGGCTTTCTGCTAAACCAATGGTTTTACAAGGACAAGAATTTAAACCAAATGAAGTCATTTATGGCATCAAGTTTGAATTCGATGTTCAAGTGGGTCTTTAGATTGCATTTTCTTTTTTTTCATTTGTCTTTCATGATTTATTTCTTTATTTATTTTCCTATTTGCTTAACTTAACTTAGCAAGGGTACTGGATGGAACATCTTAGCACCAGTCAAACGCTAAAAAAAAAAAAAAAAAAC